TGTGACCTGCCCCTTACCTAAAACGGATTCTACTAATAGCAGTAATGCTGCATTTTCCATAACCGTGAATATAACATCTTACTCTGCCTCAATCAAATCTCTAGTAAAGAATTTACCTAATATGTTGTCATTGTAAGACATAGTAGGACTAGTTAAACATTCATACTTACACTGATAGTGCATTTCATAATATGTTAGTTGCTTTTTAGTTTTACATTGTCTGTAAATCCAGCGAGTGAAGTTTTCCTCACCATATTGCTTAATATCAGCAAGCAATTGCTTATTAGAGCCCCAATAAGTTTGCCAATCGCTTTCACTTTGAATTACTTCAAACTTTGGTTTGCGACCAGGTCCTGTTTGTTCCGCTAATTGTTTTTGGGTTAATTTATGCTTCTTGTTATGAAAGAATGCTTTTTTACCAATGTAAAATCTACCTGTTACTTCATTAGTAATACAGTAAACAAAACCATAATATTTTGTAGGATCAATTATATCCCAACTTTTCCATTTATGTATCATATTTCACAACGAATGTCATGTCAGTATAAGGTGACATTAAGATTGGTTTACCAAATTTAGCTACAGCTAATAAATCACCATCATCATTATATAAACCTATTCCTGTAGCATAAGGTGTAAAATATGAGCCTGATGGTAATGTAGAGCCAGTAGCGAATGATTTTAAAGATCCGCTTGAGTAATTATTTACTAAAGTTGGATTATACGATAAATTAAATTCACTTTCTTTAACAACGCAGCGCACTTCGTTTTCATAAACGGTGTGCTCGTTTTTAAATGATAGTTGAAAAGATCCGCTATTTAATATTACTACAGTGGGCGTATTAGTTAATGTAGGAGTAATAGTAGGTGTTAATGTTGGAGTATTAGTTGATGTTAATGTTGGCGTTAATGTTGGAGAAGAAGTTAATGTAGGTGTTAAGGTTGGTGAGTTAGTTGGTGTTAGCGTTGGTGTCTCTGTTGGAGTAGAAGTTACTGTGGGTGTTAAAGTTGGAGTTAGTGTAGGTGTTGCAGTTTCTGTTAAAGTTGGTGTTAGAGTTGGAGTTGCAGTTTCTGTTAATGTTGGAGTTGGTGTGGGTGTAGTTGAAGTTGCAGTAGGACTTGATGTTAAAGTTGGAGTAGGTGTAGGAGTTGGAGGTTCTGTTGATGTTGGTGTTAAAGTTGGAGTTGGAGTTGGAGTTGGAATATCAATTACACTTATAATCCCAGCCATAGCAATGTGAAATTGACAATTATAATAAAGTGTAGAAGGTGCATTGTATGGTACAATAAAAGTAATAGTTCCATTATCTGTACCATTATTAGTTACACCATCATTATATTGATTGCCTGTTCCTGTACTTGAAACTGTCTTTATCCAAAATGGATGTCCAGACGCAGTTATGTTAAACGTATAAGTTTGTCCTTCGGTTAAACTTAATGTTGGATTTGGTTGTCCGTCTATAAGATAAGCTCCCGAACCATTGTTTATTACGCTATATGTAGGCATTATTGTTTATTATTAAAATATAGATGTAAAAATTAATACCATTATCGTTGGTCACCAATAAATGTATCTACAATATAAGAATTTCCTGAAGTTATGGTTGGATAACCTGTACCTCCATAAGTAGGAACACTTTTAAGTTCATTAGCAACATTAATCGTCGCAAGATAAGGACTATTAACATCCGGAACACCATTTACACTATATATAATTTCTGATAGTTGATAACTATAGGCTCTAGATTGTTGTAATGTTAATACATAGAATCTATTTCCTGAAGGGATATTAAATGTAGTTGTTCCTGTTGTTGTTAATGTTTGTTGTAATGTTGGTGATCCTAGATGAGTTAATGAGTAGTAAATTTGAGTATAACCTGTATTACCAGCATCTACTGTTAAGTTAACAGTAACTGGTACTAAAGGTGAATTGGTTGATGTAATGGTTGGTGTTATTGTTGGTGTTGGTGTTTGTGTAACATTTGCAGTTGGTGTTGGTGTTGGTTGTTGTGTTGGGGTTAACGTATTAGTTGGGGTTTGGGTTGGGGTTTCGGTTGAAGTAAGAGTTGGAGTTAGTGTTGGTGCAGGATTTGATGTACCTGTTGGAGTTGGAGTTGGAGGAGGGGCGGGTGCTGCAACTGAAACTGCATATTTGTTATTACAAGCTGGGTTATTATTTACTACTATAAATTGAGATGGTTGGGGTGTTACTGTGTAAATAACGCCATTTCTTAATCTAATTGCAGGTACATTCATTTCAATAGGGTTACTATCGACTGTGTCGGCATATACTGTATAAGGACCTGGAGAGGTACCTGAATCTAATTGTAGTACATATGTGTAAAATACTGGCAAGCTATATTAATGTTTTATATAAATATTTAATTTTCACGTCTTTCTTCACCTGGGTAGTAATATATTCGATTATGGTTAATAGGGGATAATAATAGTATAGCAGGTTTAATAATATTATCTTTTTGTAATTGATATACAAAACTCATCCACGTTTGTTCCATTGGGTGAGCCCATTTAGTATCTAAGAATACTTTTGTGTTACCTTTGCGTCCAAACCATAATGGCCAATTACAATAATGTACTTCACCTTCAATGTATGTTAAATCGTCTGATTTTTTAATAATATTAAACTGTGTTCTAGGTGCATTAGGATCTAAACCTTGTATAGGAAGTTTACGATTTTTAGGCCAAAATTGTTCTCTAATATTTTGTGGTACATTATACCAAGCCCATTGTGTTGCATTATCTCCATAAACTTCTGTAAAATTTAATTTAAGATAATCATATTCTTCCTCATGTATTATTTTTAATGTTTTATCAAATAAACCATCTATATAATTTCTAAAACCATTGTGACAATATGTATCTTTTTTTTCATGCAATAACATATCATCTTCAAAAAACACATAATAATCAGCATCACTTGCATCAAAATGTTCAGCACAAAATTGTCTACCACCACATATTCCTATATTATCTTTTTTAATTTCTTCAAACCCATACTCATTACATAATTGGGCATACTCATCATCTGTACTTCTATCTGTTGAATTATTTAATAAATACTTACTAGGTTTATCTAAAAAATTTCTATCACTATTTTTAAAAGATTCTAATAAAGCTTTAAATTGTGTTGGTGAATTATAACCCACAACATATAAATTAGTTTTTAATTTAGAAAATGGTGTTTTAATATTTTCAGGTAATTTAAAATCTTTTAACATTTCAAAAAACGGCCATACTAAACCATTCCCTTCAATTTCAAATGGTTGGATTAATTCTGGGTGTTTGTATGTTAATATTGTAAATAAACATTCATCAGCACCCATATAGTTACTATCCATTGTATTATGTAATATTTCATAATAGTATGAATTTAATTGATGGATTTGCTTTTTAGCACCTCCCCAAAATCCACCTCTAGAAATTCTATTTACAAAATCTACACCACAATATCCAGCCATTTTATTTCTTTCAAACCCATGTATTTCATTATTACCATCATATGGGTAAGTAATATAAGTAATTTTTTGAATACTATCTGTATAATCTTCTAATCTATCTAAAACATTATCATGGTTAAAATATCCTTGATTTACAGTAGATGTTAAACCTCCATCAATCCAGTAAAAATATTCTGAGTTGAATGGGTTCATTATGGCGGTATCATTAACCATAAACATTTTACACATCATCATTGGATTATAATATTCTAATGCTGCTTGTGGTGATTCAGGTAACCAACCTGCTATGTTATACCAATCAGGATTAGTCCTTATAGATTGTAATTTATCCCAAAATGGAAACCATGTTTTAAAATCTTCTAATTCTTTAATATAGATTTGAGTTGGTTTATTTCCTCTAATAGCACGTACTTCATCTTCTAAATCACGAGGTATCCAAATAGACATTTGAGCATTTGTTTGAAGTAACTCAAAAAATCTATCTTTGTATTGTTGGAAGTCTCTTTTAGCCCAACCATCAATACTACCTCTACCTAGATCCCATAATCCAGTAACTATCGTAGTATTGCTATTGCTTTTAAGTGTTTCAATTTGAATTGATTTTACTTTTCTTTTAATTTTTAAAGCCATAGAAGCCCAACCATTTATCCAACCACAAGTAGCTATAGGTTCCATATCATATTTTAATTCATCAAAACATTCTGATAGGGATTTTATACTATGTTCTTCCCAAGATGGTAAACCATATACATCATCAATAACAATAATAGCTTCATCTTCTAAATAGTCAAATATAGTATTTAAAGCATATTTTGAAGCTGAATACAAATCTAGGTCAAGGTGTATAAATTTAATTTTTTGGTTTTTTTCTTTTAAAAAGTCTAATAAAGTATCTTCTACTTTACCTACAATAAAAGTATTTTTATCTGTATCT